GAAGAAAAAACATTAACAGGAGGTTTAGCTAGATAAGATATGATAAGATTTATATGTAAGTGTTGTGAAGAAACAAAAGACTTGCAAAAAGCAACATTAAAAGTTATTGATGGCAAAGTAAGAACTGTAGAAGCTGTATGCAGTTGTGGTAAATATATGCAAGAATTAGAAAAAGACTTTAATGGTTTTCCAAGTCTCATTAGAACAGAACCTACATTAAGCAAAAAGAGAGATAATATGTGGAAAAGTGCAAAAGAAAAACTATGTGGAGAAAGAGGTATTAACGAATCATTTGATTAATATGAGAACAAATAAAAGAACACCAAAACAATTAGAAGAATTAAGAAAAGAGGTAATAAAATATTACTTTAACAATCCACACGCAAATAGTTCTAAGTATATGCAAGAAAAGTTTAAAGCAACTGAAAAAATGATAAGAGATATACTTAGTGCTGAATTGCAAAGAAGATTAGATAATAGTGTTATGCGTAGATGTAGCAGATTATGAAGTTTGTTATAAAGGGCAATAAAGATAAACAAAGTCTAATAAACTATTTAAAAGAGTTAGGTAATGATTATATAGTAGAAGTTAAGAAACAAAGAAACAATAGAAGTAATATGCAAAACAATTACTATTGGGCTTGTATAGTACAGCCATTAGCAAATGAGATAGGATATTTTCCTGATGAAATGCACGACATACTTAAAGTAAAGTTTGCTAGTCAATGGGAAAGCATAGATATAAACGATAAGCAAGTAGGACTACAAGTAGTTAATAGTTCGGCAAGAATGAACACTAAAGAGTTTGAAGTATATGCAGAGCAGATAAGAGTATGGGCATTAACAGAACTAAGTATAAGATTAATGCTACCAAATGAATTTAACTAATTTCTATTATATAGTATAGAATTGAATAATCAATCTTTTTCAATTATGGATAAACGAATAAATAATGGTGGTGCTAGAAAAGGTGCAGGGCGTAAGTCTAAGGCAGCAGAACAGAAGTTAATAGAGAATTTAACACCTATGAATGATATGGCTTTAAAGTCATTAGAGAAAGGATTAGAAAAGAAAGAACAATGGGCGGTTAAGTTATTTTTTGAATACTTTTATGGTAAACCACAACAAAGAGTAGATGTAACTACAAATGATGAAAGTATTAATATGCCTTTAATAAACTTTGTAGACTCTGAAACTAAACAATAAATATAAAGCACTATTTGAATCTGATGCACGTTATTACATAATAACAGGTGGTAGAGGATCAGGTAAGTCATTTGCTGTAACTGTATTTCTTACATTACTCACAATGTCAAAACACATTAGAGTATTGTTTACAAGGTACACTATGGTTTCTGCACATTTATCTATAATACCTGAGTTCTTAGAAAAGATAAGTCTATTAGGATTTGATAATATATTTAGTGTAAACAAAGCAGAAGTTGTTAACTTAGGTAATCAATCAGACATATTATTTAGAGGTATAAAAACCTCAGCAGGTAATCAGACCGCAAGTCTAAAGTCTTTACAGGGTATTAGTTGTTGGGTACTTGATGAAGCTGAAGAACTTATAGACGAAAATATATTTGACATTATTGATTTAAGTATAAGAGAAAAGAAAGTACAAAATAGAATCATATTAGTGTTAAATCCTGTTACTAAAGAACATTGGATATATAGAAGATTTTTTGAAGAGAAAGGCGTACAAGCTGGTTTTAATGGCGTTAAAGACAATGTATGTTATATACACAGTACATACCTAGACAATATAGAAAATTTGTCTACGAGCTTCCTAGAGCGTATTAAGGCTATAAAACTACGCAATACAAAAAAGTATCAGCATTCTATAATGGGTGGTTGGTTAGACAAAGCAGAAGGTGTAGTATTTGAGAATTGGAGTATAGGAGAATTTAACCCTAATGGATTGCAGACATCTTGTGGTATGGACTTTGGCTTCTCAGTAGACCCTGATAGTCTTACTGAAATAGCAATAGATAAGAAACAAAAGAAGATGTATCTTAAAGAACATATTTATAAGAATGGTTTAAAGTCACACGACTTAGCACAACTTGTATTAGACAAAGTAGGTAACAAGTTAATTATTGCAGATAGTGCAGAACCTAGACTAATAGCAGACTTAAAGCATTTAGGTGTAAATATAAGGGCTGTAAAAAAAGGAACTATAGAAAGTGGTATAACTAGAATGCAAGATTATGAATTAATAGTATCACCTGAATCTGTTAATATAGCTAAAGAACTTAACAACTATGTGTATGCAGATAAAGGGTCTAAGTTATATGTAGACAGTTATAATCACGCAATAGATGGTATTCGTTATAACGTAATTTATCATTTAGACAATCCTAACTATGGTAGATACTATGTACAATAGAAAAAGGGGGTTGGCTTTTGTAATGCGTTTACGACTTAGCCAGACCCCCACAGAATCAATAAAACAGGCAAATATAAACATTTTAAACTAAATATCAACTTTTTCTATTATATATTATGGAAATCAAAATCAAGAAAAAAGGTAAAACTAAAAACTACAAATTAATTAATAAATGGAGTGATGTAACTTTAGAAAAATGGTTACAACTAGTAGAAGTTGAAGGGAAAAGTAAAACAAAAGAAGCTGAAGAAACTATAACAGCATTATCTAATATACCTAAACAATTAGTTAATGAATTGTCAGTAAAAGATGTTGCTGTTATAATGAACAAAATATCTGAACTTCAATTAAAGAAAAATAGTTCTTTATGTAGGGTAATAAAAGTAGAAGGTAAAGAGTATGGATTTCACCCTGACTTAGATGAAATTACATTAGGGGAATATGCAGACATAGAAACTTTTATTAAAAATGGTATAGAAAAACATTTGCCTGATTTAATGGCGGTCTTATATAGACCTATATTAGAAAAGAAAAATAATGTGTATACTATAGAAGCTTATGATGGTAATATTAGAATGCGAAGTGAAACATTTAAAAATATGAAAGCTGAAGAAGTGCAAAGTGCATTGGTTTTTTTTTGGACTTTCGCCAACGAATTGTTCAAGATTTTGCCATTATATTTGATGGAAACGCTGAAGGAAATGAAAGAGCAATAGCATCGGAAAGTTTTGCAGATAAGTGGGGTTGGTTTGGTGTAATGTATAGATTAACAAATGGAGAAATAATAAATTTAGAAAGAATAACTAATTTAAGTCTTTTAGAATGTTTAACTTGGTTGAGTTATGAAACTGACTTAAATGCACAAAATAAAGTAAATTTAAATGATAGCAAATAAAACTTACAATAACGTAATAAATACTTTAAAAAATATAGGTGACAAACATCATCAAATAGCTACAGTTACAACAGGAGATATATTTGATATTAATTTAGAGAAAATGGAAAAGTTTGCACTTATGCATATAAACCCTGTTAATGTAATAACTCAAGATAGTGGTTTGATATATAACTTTCAAATTTTTATTTGTGATCTTGTAACTGAAAACAAAGATTGGACTACTAGTAATTACCAATCAGCAGAAAGACTAAGTAGCGAACAACAAGTATTAAGTGACTGTCTACAAATATCAGTAGATATAATAGCAATGCTAAGACACAGCTTATACCAGTCTACAGATGGTGATGTAAATAATCCATTATACTTTTTACAAGGACAGCAAACACTAGAACCATTTACAGAAAGATTTGACAATCAATTAACAGGGTGGAGTTTTAGCTTAGATATATTAGTACAAAATGACTTCGATGCTTGTATAGTACCAGCATTAGGAGGTGGAGCGGGTGAATAATGAAATTCAAAATAGGTAAATATAAAATAGAAATAGGTTTTTTTAAAATAACAATACGATTATGAACTATGAAGATTTAATAGAAAAATTAAATGCAATAAGTATAAAGTTAAAAAGTTATACAGATTACCCACAAGCTGCATCAAATAATGCTAAAAGAGTTTTAAAATATGTAGAAAAAAATGGTTGGGGTACTTGCGGTACAAACGTAGGTAAAAGAAGAGCTAATGATTTAGCAAATAGAAGACCAATCTCTAGAGATACAATATCTCGTATGGCTTCATTTAAAAGACACCAACAACATAAAGATGTACCTTATGGTGAGGGTTGTGGAGGTCTAATGTACGATGCTTGGGGAGGAACTTCAGGTATAGAGTGGGCTATAAGAAAACTAAAACAAATAGATAAAGAAGAACTAGCAAAAATAGGAGAAAGAGGAGGAGTCAGAAAAAGCCCAAAAGCACCTAAAAGTAAAACACCAGAAAAAAATCCTAAAGGAAAAGGAACTGCTAGAGGAGATGCAAAAACATCTAGAGGTGCAAAAGTAACTAAAGAAGATGAAAAAATGTTACAAAAAAAATCAGATGATTTTAATAAAAGATATAAAGATAAGCTTGATTATGGTTCAACTATAGGACAACTAAAGACTGTTTACCAAAGAGGATTAGGTGCTTACAACACATCTCATAGTCCAAAGGTCAGATCAGCAAAACAATGGGCTTTAGCTCGTGTTAATGCATATCTTTATTTGTTAAAGAATGGAAGACCACAAAATAAGAAGTATACACAAGATAATGACCTTTTACCAAAAGGACACCCTAAAAGTAAAAAATAAAATAAATAATTAATTATGGCAGACTTAGTAACAACAATAACAGAGACAGTAACCTTAAATGGAGCAACTAGAGGTTCATCAAACACATTAACAACAACAGGCGTAGTAGATGTATTAGAACGTATATTAACTTGCGCACATTCTAACACAACAACAGTAGCAGTATTTAATTCTACTCCACACGGAGCAGCAGGAGCATTAGATGTTGAAAACTGTAAATACTTTCGTATAAGTAATCTTAGTACAGACCAAGACATTACAGTAGCATTTGTAACTACTAACACTAACTATCAAGTAAATGTAAGAGCAGGTGGTTCTCACGTACTATTCAAAGCAGAAAATATAGCAATAGCAGAAGAAGATACAACACCTGCTTTTCCTACATTAGAAGATCTTGTAACAGTACAAGTAAGACCTTCAGCAACAACTGATGTTCAAGTAGAATTATTTGCAGGGCTTGTATAATGAATACAGAAAATATAGAAAGGTATTTGAATAGCTTTGGCAGAAACGTAGTTAAAGAATCTCGTGCTTTACTTAGAGAGCAAAAAGGCGATACTCGTTTAGCCAAATCTATTAGGTATGAAGTAGTTAAAACAGCTAATGGTTTTAGCACTAATTTCTATATGTTTGATTATGGTGAATATTTAGACGAAGGTGTATCAGGTAATAAACAGCAAAGATATTATACTAATTTTAAAGGTAAAAAAGAATTAAGCTCTTATAAATATACTAATAAACAACCGCCGCCAGATGTATTGTCAAGGTGGATAAAAAGAAAAGGTATTCAACCAAAAGGATTGGGTAGAGGTAGAGATAAAAATACAGGGCAATTTATTTCTAATTTAGCTTTTTTGATTGGTAAAAAAATCAAAAGAGAGGGTATAAAGTCTTTGTCATTTTTTCAAAAACCTCTAGGTTTAGGTTATAATAAATTACAAAAAGAATTATTAAAAGAAGTGAAAGCAGATATAGAATCATATATAACTACTTTCTTTAGACCAAAATAAAAATAAATGGCAACAATAATAGAACAAGCACCACTTTTTCCACAAACCCCTGTAGGTCAAGAAGTTATCTTTGTGGTTTCAAATAATAATATAGTATCAACAAAAACTAGAGTAAAGTTTCAAGCTGAAGTACATATAAGTAATACTTTTGCACCTGTGACTGCGTCTCCTAGTGATGTAGTAGGTATATTTAAAACAACACCTAATAATGCAGGAGTAGGTATATTTGACTTGAGTTCAGTAGTAGAAAATTATGTAAGTGCTGATAATATGGCTAGAATAGGTAGCTCTTATAAAGGCACTACAACTACAGATGATGATAGACACCCTATACACCTAATAGATAAGTTTTCAGGTAATGTAAATGCTATAAGATATTTAAAAATACAATTTAAGACCGAATACTTTGACACAGAAGAGTTTTTACCAGGTGGTGCTGCTAATCCTACTTTTAATCAATTAGTACAAGTAGAAGCTGCTAATAGTGATCTATTTCAAATATTTAATGGTTATATAAGTTATGCAGATAAGCTAGAAATATCTGGTGCAAATTTTGGATACAATGTAGGTAAGTTTAATCTATCTGCTGCTAGTAATCAATTCTTAACAAATGCGCCTGTTGTACAATATGCTAATTTAGATGATTATGGTACTGTAGGTATATTAGCACCTAATGATAACTTATCTTTTATTAAAATAATTTACAAAGACAGTTCTGGTAGTGCTTTAGGAACACCTGAAACAATAGAAAGAAAAACAATAAATGGTGCTTATGATAGCTTTAATGCTTTTATAGGTATGAACTTATTATACTTTGGTTGTTTTCCTGCAAATTTAAGAGCTGATGGTACTACACAATTTGCAAATCTAATTACAGCAGGTACTATACAAGGTGGTTCGATCGAAGTAACACCTTTTGATGTTGGTTCTAATCAAATAGGTAAAACATATACAATAAAATTAAATTGTCCTGATTTAAAAGGCTATGAAAGTATAAGGGTTTGTTGGTTAAATCAATGGGGTGTGTGGGATTACTACACATTTACAAAAAAATCTTCTAAAAACATAACTACACAAGGTAGTACATATCATCAATTAAAAGGAACGTGGAACGATAGTAAATATAGACTAGACTCTTTCAAAGGTGGTAAAAAAACATTTAGAGTAAATTCTATGGAAAAAATAACAATGAATACAGATTTTATTACAGAAGAAGAATCTATATGGTTAGAAGAATTTATAAACAGCCCAGAAGCGTATATATTAAATGGCTTTCAAACAGATAATTCTTTTGCAGCTCTTAACACTTATGTAACACCTGTTAGATTAATGACTACAAGCTATACACGAAAGACTATTGCAAATGATAAATTAATACAATATACTTTTGAAGTAGAAAAAACTAAAACACTTAGAACACAAGCGGTATAATGTCAGTACAATTAATAGTATTCCCACAGTCTCATAATGGTAGCAATAATGCTATCAGCAATAATCTTGTACAATTTTTAGTTGATGGTATAAACTTTAATACATTAAGTAGCTCATCGACTTTTGTATCATCTGCTGCTAATGTAAAACAAGATGCTATAGACAATTATTCTTCTATTGCTGTAAATACTTGGGCTAGATATCGTAATAGTGCTTCTGTTATACCTACTGGTGCTTCAGGTCAGCTAGTTTACCAACCCTCATCTGGTGCAGGAACTGGTGTTATTCAAAAGTTATCTAACCTTGTAATAGGTTCTACTTATGTAGTTACAATTGATGTTGCCTCTAATTTTACAGGCACGTTAACTATGCAAAATTATTCTAGTACTATTTTACAGAGTCAACAAACTTTAATAAACCCCACAACAGGAACTACTACTTTACAATTTACAGCACAATCTACAAGTGATACTATTTTATTTGATTGGAATAGTACAGCTTCAAGTGGTGCATCTAATTTTCTTTTTATAAATAGTATATCTATTGTAAGCAAAGTAACAAGACCTACAGAGACTATAAGTGACTTATCAACAGGCGAAGTAGTTGTAGACTTATATGAAGATGAAGACATACCTTTGACTTTAAGTGTAGATGATTTTACTAATGCTGCTGAAAAAGTGCAATCTTATTCAAAAGCATTTAACTTACCTGCAACTAAAAGAAATAATAAAATATTTGATAATATATTTGAAATAACTAGAAGTGCAGATGGTATAGTATTTAATCCATATATAAAAACTCAATGTATTTTAAAACAAGATGGATATATACTTTTTGAAGGGTATTTAAAACTTATAGATATAAATGATAAAAATAAAGAAATAAGTTATAATGTTAACCTATATTCAGAAGTTATAGCTTTAGCAGATGTATTAAAAGATAGAACGTTTGCTGACTTAGACTTATCTGAGTTAATACACAATTACAATAAGACTAGTATTAAAAATAGTTGGGATAATTCAACAGGGTTACCTTTAGTAAACCCACTATCAACTAATAGTTTTGCTTACGATTCCGCTATAGGTGTTAACAATACTAATGTCTTAAAATACCCTTTTGTAGACTGGACTGGTCAAATATTTTTATCTGATGGCTCTACAGGAAGTGCAGCAACTTCAGATTTTCCTGAGCTTACTTCTTTAGAACAAGCATTTAGACCTTTTATACAAATTAGATACCTAATAGACAAAATATTTAATGCACCAGATACCCCATTTACTTTTAGCTCTGATTTTTTTGATAGTGCTGATTTTAAAAAGTTATTTATGGATTTTAACTGGGGTTCGGCTGCCAACCCTGAAACCCTAGACAGTGCAGGTGCTTTTGATACTGGTACAAGTGGTATGACTAATGTAGCTACAACAAGTTATTCTAATTTGAAATTAGAAGACTTTACACCCTTATTTAATTATATACTACCAACAAACTATAACCAAAGCACTAATATATTAACAGCTACTATAAATAATGAAATTTATGATGTAACTTATAATTATATATTTGAAAATACTGATAGTAGCTCACATACTGTAGAATGTAAGTGGTTACACAATACAAGTACTATAGATTATTCTACTGTAATTACAATACCTGCTAATAGCACGTGGACTTGGTCAGGTAATTTTTTAGTTGTTATGAATACTGGTGATACTTTAAAAGCACAATTTAGAGCTGATGCTGGTGGTGTAATAAGGCAGTTTCAAAATACTAATTTTATTACAGATGGTTTTGGTGCTTTTGTAAACTTTGTGCAAAACCCACAAACAATTACTAATAGTATTTTAATTCAAGCCTTACGAGGTGATCTAGGTCAATTTGACTTCTTGAAAGGTATTATGACTATGTTTAACTTAGTTAGTATACCTGATCCTGACAACCCTACAAATATAATATTTGAGCCTTATTCAGATGTATTTATAAATAATACAGCTGGTACTAATTTAGCGTCAAGAAGTATACAATATGACTGGACTGAAAAAATAGATGTATCAGAAATGAAGTTAACACCTTTAACTGATTTAAATAAAAAAACTATATTTAAATTTGTTGAAGATGAAGATGACCGAGCATTTAATGTATATAAATCTTCTACAGGTGGTCATTTATATGGAAGTAAATTATTTGATGCTAGTGCTTTTACAATATTAGAAGGTACTGATGAAATAATTGCAGAACCTTTTGCAGCTACTGTCATAAAACCACTATATACACAATTTTCTGATTTTATTACACCTGCTATATTTAGCTCTAATGATGAAGCAACAGAGTTTGAAGGTTTTGATAACAGTCCTAGAATTTTATATAATAATGGTAAAAAGACTTTACAAGGTAGTGTTACATATTACATACCACCACAAAATGGGTTAGCTAGTGAAAACCAATCAGATTTTTTACAATTCACTCATTTAAATACAGTTCCTAATGCTAGTACTGATTTTCATTTTGGTGAGTGTCAACTAATAGACCCTATTGGTTTAGCCCCAGCTGATAATTTATTCAATACTTATTGGCTTCCTTATTATTCAGAACTTTACAATCCAGATACAAGAACAATGACTATTAAAGTTAATTTAAATGCAGCTGACATAAATAGATTTAAATTTAATGATACTGTATTTATAAAAAATAGAGTATTTAGGGTTAACAAAATAGATTATAAACCAAATGATTTAGCAACAGTTGAATTTATACTTATACCATAATGACATTTATAAAAGGATTTAAAATAAAGCCCAAAATTATTGACAAAACAGGAGTTGTAACTTTTACTGATGGTACTAATAATGATATTATACCAAATCAACTACAATGTGAAGCCTATGGTTATACTTATGACCAAGAATCAAGAACTTGCAAAGCGTTTTCTTTTAGTCAAAATTTAGAAAAGAATATTAGCAATACTAATAATAAAATTAATGGCTCAAGAAATGTTACAGAACTAGGAACTAATAATACCTTTATAATGGGTGAAAAAAACATAGTAAAAGGTTATGCAAGAAATAATATAATTGTAGGTAGTAATAATGAAATAGAAAATAGTGTAAACAACGCTACAGTATTAGGTAATTATGGTATAGCTCAAAGAGATGGTGAAGTAGTATTTGGCGGTGGTGCTTTTAATGGTGCTGGTAAAGGTTTTGGTCAAAGCTCAGTAGTAAGTTTATCTGGGACTACTACAGATGCTACACAAACTAATTTAAAAGTCAATAACAGTAGTTCTAATACAATTATAGCAAGAAGCTCCACTAGTTCTTTTCAGGGCTTTGAAGCAAACGTTTTAGGCGTTAGAACTGGCGGTAGTTCTGGTAGTGGTGCAGTAAATGATAGAATATTTTTAAGAGCAACAGGTATAATATACCTTAAAGCTGCAAATCAAAGTGTAGCAACTTTAGGTAGTTCAGGAACAGTAACAGGTTGGACAACTGCTGTTGCATTTAGCTCAACTAATGATATGCACTTATCGGTAACTGGTGCAACAAATATGAACATAAGCTGGAGTGCTACGTTAAATCTTTATGAAATAATAGTATAATGGAAGATATATTAAAATTAATTGAAGGATATGGATTGCCATTAGTATTACTAATAGGTGCTGTTTATACAATATATAAGTTTATGGTTTTTAGTTTATATGAAGTAAAAAAAGAGTTTGGTAAAAGGCACGAGGATAATGCTAAAGCTATGTCTGAACTGAAAGTACAGGTAGCAGAGTTAAAAGAGAAAATAAATACAATTTTAGAATTTATAAAAAAATAGATTATGGCTGAAGTATTAACAATGCAAGTAAACAGCAATATTGGAAAAGTTGCTAAAGAAACAAAAGATTTTGCAAAGTCTTTAGATGAAGTTAATGAACAAATAACAATACAAAATAAAGTTATTAATGACTTAGAAAAAGATTTAATAAACCTTAAAAAACAACAAGATGCTATTCCTAAAGGTGGTTTTTTTGCAGGTATGGGTGATCTAAACAAAAAGATAAAAGAAACTTCTAACGAATTGAAATTAGAGAAATTAGCATTAAAAGACCTTACTAACCAACAAAAAGACGCTACACAACAAGTTAAAAAATTTAATAAAGCACAAAAAGAACAAGATGATGCAGTAAAAGGTACAATAGGTAATTTTCAAGTTTTCGGTATTTCTATTAATGGTATTAAGAAAAATTTAAGTCAAGTAATACCACTAATTAGATTAATGTTTAAATCTATAACAGCTGGTTTATTATCAACAGGTATAGGTGCTTTATTAGTTGCTTTTGGAAGTTTAGTTACATTTATAAGATCATCTAAAGAAGGTATGGATAGATTTAATGTAGTTCTATCTAAAGTAAGTGCAATATTCAAAGTATTAAGAGATAGAGTAGCTAATATTGGTAAAGCATTAGCAGATGTATTTGATGAAGGCTTAATAAGTACACTTAAAAATATAAGAAATCAATTTTTAGGTGTAAGTGATGAAATGCAAAGAGAAGTAAAGATAGCAGGAGAACTCACAGTAGCAATGCAAAAACTTAGAGATGCAGAAAACGAGTTCATAGTAACAAAATCTGCAACAAGAAAAGAAATTGAAAAAGCTAGGTTACTGTCTGAAGATGAAACAAAGTCAGCAAAAGAAAGGTTAGAAGCGTTACAAAAAGCACTTGATTTAGAAGTAGAAACTTCAAATAAAGAGATAGAGATGGCTAAAGAAAGAAAGAGAATATTTGAAGAAGATATGATACAAAGTAAGCACAGGGCTGAAGATGAAAGAAAACTAGCAGAGCTTACAGCAGATATAGATAGAAAAGAAATTGCATCATTGAGACTTCAAAAAAGAGTAATGACAGAAGTCAACGAAATGTTAAATAAAATAGATCAAGAAAGAAAAGACAGACACGAAGACTTGATTGAAATATCAAAAACTGAAGAGGAGCAAGTATTTAAATTAATACAAGTTAATGAAGATTATGCTAAAGTAATCGCATCAAGATATAAAATGAGTACAAAAGTTGCGGAAGGAGAACTAGGTGACCAATTAAAAGCTGCTCAGGTTTTTGCAGGTGGTGTTTCAAAATTAGCAAATGAAAATAAAGCATTAGCAGGGGCAGAAGCATTAATATCTACTTATTTAGCTGTACAACAAACTATGTCTGATAATAATATACCTTCAACTGCATTAAAGTTTATTACAGCAGCAGGAGTCTTAGCAAGTGGTTTAGCAAATGTAAGAAGAATATTTGCAACAGATGTTGGTGGTGGGTCAGGTGGTGGGTCTGTTCCAGCAGCAACACAACAAGCACCAGCACCACAAATGTTATCTGGTTCTTTTGAGCTAGGTGGTGGTGAACAACCAGAACCTTTAAAAGCCTTTGTAGTAACTGATGAAATGACTAATAGTCAAAATCAATTAGCAAACATAAGAAGAAGAGCCACGATATAAAATCAAATAAATATTAACTAAATATATATATAAATATGCCTTGTAAAAAATGTGAAAATGGAAAAGTAAAATTTGGTAACACAGGAGAGTGTAAGTATGACACTATTGCTGAATGTGAAGAAGCCAATAAAGACTACTATGAAGATTTAAAAGAAACTAAAATAGTAGAACTAGTTATAGAAGAAGACAACCAAGAACTAACTATCGATGCAATAAGCTTAGTAACTGCACCTGCAATAGAACAAGACTTTGTATTTTTTGGCAAAGATAAAAACAACTTAACATTTGCTAAAGTAGATGAAGAAAAACGTATGCTTGTTTCTCCTGCATTAATACCAAATAAACAGATATTTAGATATGATCCTAATACAGACTCTGAATACTATGTGTACTTTAGTCCTGAAACTGTCAGAAAAGCAAGTGAATTATACCTAAAACACAATAACCATCATAAAGCGACTTACCAACACCAAGACAGAGTGTCAGGAGTTCTAACAGTAGAAAGTTGGATTAAAGAAGGTGATCAGGATAAGTCAAAAATGTATGGTTTCGATTTACCTAATGGTACGTGGTTTGTAAAAATGCGTATAGATAATGATGACTTATGGAACAAGATTAAAGAAGGAGAATTGAAAGGGTTGTCTATTGAAGGGTATTTCACTAATAAGTTTGAGCAAATGCAAGAAAAGAAACCAACTGACTTAGAAATATTAGCAGCTTTAAATGAAATAATAAGGCAAAGTCAAAAATCAAATAAAAAGTAAAACATTCTATTATATAACACAACTTAAATAAAAAACTATGGATTTAAAAGAACAAATATTAGTAGCTCTAGGACTTAATAAAAATGAAGAAGTCACATTAGGGTGGCAGGGCAAATCCGAAGATGGTACAATATTTGTATCAACTTCAGAAGAATTAAAAGAAGGTGCAGATATATCAGTTTTAACTGAAGACGGTACAACCATTTTGCTTCCAGTAGGTACTTACAAAGTAGATACTGGTGTAACATTTAAAGTAGAAGCTGAGGGTGTGGTTTCTGAGGTTACAGGTTCTGAAAAAGAAGAAGAAGATGAAGTAGAAAAAGAAGAAATGACAGAAGAAACTGAACTAGAAAAAAAGAAAGATGAAGAAGAAGAAGAAGATGAAAAGATGAAAAAGCGTAAAAAAGACAACTATATGGAAGAAATGCCTGACTGGTATAAAGAAACATACGAAGAAATGAAAGATAAGGTTGATAATCTTATGGACGCTATAGCTGATTTAAAATCAAAAATGGGCGTTAAAGAAGAAGATGTAAAAATGGAAGAAGAAAACAAAACAGATTTAGCATCAGAAAAAGTAGAGGAAAAAGAAGAAGATGAAGTAACAAAACTAAAAGCTGAAAATGAAAAGCTTAAAACTGAATTAGCAGAAACACCTGCTGAATCACCAATAAATACTAATAAGTTTAGTGTTGACAAAAAACCTTTATCTAGAAAAGAATACAATAAACTTACTAGACAAGAAAGATTTTTATACAATTTAAACAAATAATTAATAACTAAAACTAAAAAAAATGGCATTTAACGTAACATCAAATTTTAGTGGTAAGGCAGCGGGGTTCTACATAGCTGCGGCACTAAAAGAAACAAAATCATTAGACTTTTTGACTTTAATAGAAAACATTAAATTTAAGTCTAACATTCAAAGGATGGCAGGAAGTTCAGTAGTTAGAGACGCTACGTGCGACTTTACTGATCACGGAACTCTTGCACTTACAGAGAAAGTACTTGAACCTAAGAATTTACAAATTAACCTTGACCTTTGCAAAAAAACTCTTTTACAATCTTGGGAAGCGTTGCAAATGAGAGCTGGAGCAGGCGCTCCACCTCCACCATCATTTGAAGATTATGTAATATCTTATATGGGTGAAATCATAGCAGATGCAGCAGAATCTTCTATATGGGGTGGTCAGGCTGCAACTAATGGAGAGTTTGAAGGCTTCTTAGGGGCTACGAATGGTTACTTATTAGCAACAGGTGCTAACGCTGATACAACAGTTATACAATCAGTTGCTTCAGCAGCATATTCAGCAGCAAACATTATAGCAAACCTACAAACTTTAACAACAGATATGGCTGCTAATGTTTCAGCAATATTAAGAAAAGAAGATTTATATATCTATATGAACTCTAAGACTTACGCTTTCTATGTATCAGCAGTATCTACATTAGGATATGTAAACGCTTATAATATGAATGGTGACTATGAGCCAGTATTCGAAGGATATAAAATCGCTGTTTGTCCAGGTATGGTTGACAATCAGTTAGTAGCTGCTACAAGAAGCAATATGTTTGCAGGAACTGACTTACTTTCTGACACTACAAGAATTGCTTTACTTGATATGTCTGCTTTAGATGGTTCTGACAACATTAGAGTAGTTGCAAAATACTCTATGGGTGTACAAACTGGAGTAGGTGCAGATATCGTAAGACAATCATAAACTAATTACAAGAAGTAGAGGTGTAAAAGCCTCTACTCCTTTAACCTTTAAAAACTAAAAAATATGGCGTGTACAGCATTAACAAAAGGTAGAGGGCTTGATTGTAATAGAATATCAGGTGGAATAAAATTTATTTATTTCGCAGTTTATGACCAAGTAACTTCAATACCAACAGCGAATGGTGAAATTACTGATTTAGAAATGGGTAGTAATAGTCTTTATAGATATACAATGCCACTTGGTGTTGCTAGTCTTACAGATACTATTACTGGCTCACGTGAGAATGGAACGATATTTTATACTCCATCAGTAAATATTATATTAAACAGATTAACAAAAGAAGACCAAAATCAGATAAAATTATTAGGGGCAACAAAAGTAATTATATTTGCACAACTTAACCAAACAGTAACTGCTACAGGACACGATGTTATAGTATGTCTAGGTAGTGTTAATGGAATGGAATTAAATGCTGGAACTATGGATAGTGGTGCTGCATTTGGTGATAGAAATGGTTATACTCTTACCTTTGATGGTTTAGAGCATCAACCTTTCCAATTTGTGCCTGATTTTACTACAAACCCATTTGATAACGCAGGGTTTACATTAGGAGGAGTTGTTTCTTCATAGACTTTAATTAGTAGTTTTCATATATTTCTTGATTAAGGTGGGCTTTTGTCCACCTTTTTCTTTTAAACCCAAATAAAAATGAGGTTTTTCTATTATATACTATGATACAAGTAATTAGTGAATCTTCTTTCGATATGTATGTAAATACAGAGGGTAATCGTATAGATACATCTGTAAGCTCAGATCAGATAAGATATCTAGTTAAATTTTCTAATGATATGAATAAATCTGTACAGTATGCTTATTCTACTATACACCTTGTATATGATAGATACACTAAATTCTCATTTACTTATAATACAACCCCTGATGTTTATACAGGTGCTACTAAGCTTATTCCTACTGGTTTTTATCAATATGAAGTTTATGAAGTTGCTTGGACAGGAGCTGTAGCTATTAGTTCTGGAAACGCTCCTGTAACAGAAGATGATGTTTTACCAGTAGCGCCAACACACGGAGTAGTACAAGGGCTTGTAGCAATAGGTAAATTAAATGTTACTGCTAAGTCAGGAACAGCACAAGTACAATATACACAAAGACAATCACCAAGTGGTACTAACTTCATTTGGTATGGACAATAATAACAAATAAAAAAAATTAAAAATGGCTATAGAAAACGTACAACAATTACTAACTGAACAACTAGGAAAACATAGATGTGATGTTATTGGAACAACTGCAATGTCAGGTAAGAAATATTACGCTGTTCATTTTCCTGTAGAAAGTGTAATAGCATCAATAACTGCAACTAATGTACAAACAGGAACAGGTAGTGCTATATCTAACTTACATACGACAATGGCAGCGGGAACGACATTATTTCTTCAGGTGACGTCTATAACACTTACGAGTGGTGTAGGCATCTGCTACTACGAAGACGTTATATAATGAAAATACTAAAATTAGGTCAAATGATAGGTGGGGCTAACTCACCAAAACCATCAGGATTTTTAAACAAATTTTCTGTAGATTTAGATGGTGTTGATGATTTTTTAGATTGTGGTAATGATACTAGTATGAATCTAGGTACTGAAAACAGTTGGTCATTTTGGATTAAAACAACCTCTAAAAGTAGTTCTGGTTTCCCACCTAATTTTAAGTATATATTTGGTAAAGCTGGTCTTGCTCCAGGTGGGGTAAATTATCAAGCGTTTATAGATTCTAATGGATTTGTAGTACTTGATTTATTTACTGGTACTGGTTCTGGAACTTTGAGGGGTACTGGTAGTATTGATATTGCTACTAATGTTTACAAGCACGTTGTAATAGTATGGGATGGTAGTTTTAGTGGTGCTGGTGCTATAAAAATATATATAAATGGTTCTTTAGATTCTAGTGTAAGTGTTACAGGTAGTATAGCTAGTGTTAATACAACTACTGGTGATTTTAATATTGGTACTCGACCAGGTGGGTTTGGTGTAGGTCATATAGCAGGAAATGTAGATGAGTTTGCTTTTTTTGATACTGAACTTACAGCGGGTAATGTAACTGCTATATATAATAGTGGTAAGCCTGATGATTTATCTGGCTTTAATCCAGTTTCTTGGTGGCGTATGGGCGACCCTACTGGTACTGCTATGTTTAATAAAATAGATAATGATGGATCAGCTAGTCCTAAAGCTATATGCACTAATATGGTATCTAGTGATATAGTAACAGTAGTGCCTTAAAATATAAATTATGATATACGTTATATACGAAATGAGTGAAATAGATAAAGTAGACTTTACTAAGGTATGTGAAACAAGTGAAAATACTTTAAGAAGATCAGCAAATGGAGAAAAAACTGTACTTAAATTTGATGGAGAAACTCCAGATTTTTTAGTAGGTTTACAACAATATAAGCATTCTGAGATATTAGCAATAATGGAAACTCCAGAATGGAATAAACAAGAAGACTAATGGAAAATATACTTAAAATAGACTTAGCTACTGAAATTGCACCAGAGGTACAAGAGGTGCGAGGTAAAGACTTTATAGAATATGGAACTGAAAATTGGAAAAATTTATACCCACAGTTTATCATAGACCTTTACTACAATAGCTCCACACAAGCCGCTATTATTAATGCAACAGCAGAAATGATAGCAGCAGAAAACCTTATAATAGAAGATGAAGATGATAGAGATGTAGAAGCTAGAGTGAAACTTCAGAACTTTATGGATAGAGCTAATGGTAATGAAAGCTTACACGAAGTCTTAAAAAAGGTAGCATTTGATTTTAAACTTCAGGGAGCATTTGCTCTTAACATAGTATGGTCGAAGGATAGAACACAAATCGCTGAAATATATCACGTAGGAGTTGAAAAAGTTAGAGCAGAAAGACCTAATGAATTTGGTAAAGTAGAAGCATATTATATTAGTACTGATTGGAGTAATACAAGAATACACAAACCTTATAGGGTGCCAGCTTTTAATGTTAATGATAGAACATCAGCAAATCAAATTTTATATTCTGGTTTATACAGTCCTAATATGAACGTGTACCACACACCTGACTACATAGCTGCTAATAATTGGGCTTTGATAGACCAAAGAGTTGCTGAGTTTCATCTTAACAATATATCTAATGGTTTTGCAGGTAGTTACTTTATTTCTTTTGCAAATGGGGTTCCTACAGCTGAAGAAAGATTCCAAATAGAACAAAGTCTAGCAGATAAATTTACAGGTGCTTCTAACAGCGGAAAATTTGTTCTTACGTTCTCAGATGATAAAAATAGAATACCAGAAATAACACCTATTAGCGTATCTGATGCAGACAAACAGTATTTAGCTCTGCAAGAACTACTTGTCCAAAATATACTTACAGGACATCGTGTTACTAGCCCTATGCTAATGGGTATTAAATCTAGTACAGGTCTAGGTAATAATGCAGATGAACTTAATACTGCTGCGAATTTTTATCTTAATACGGTTGTAAAACCATTCCAAGACCAAATAGTAAAAGAGCTAAGGAAAATATTTAAAGTTAATAATATGGATATGCCTGTTAACTTTGTACAATTAAAACCTATAACTACAAGATTTACTAATCAAGACTTGATGGCGGTTATGACACAAGATGAAATTAGGGAAGAATTAGGGTTAGAACCTTTAGAAGAAAATGTAGAGGTTAAAGAAGAATTAGCCGCTGTAGGTAAAATAGATGGAGACCCTGTATTTAACACAATAGAAGAGGCATTAGAAGAAGCAAAAAGAATTGGTTGTGAAGGTTATCACGAACACGAATATGAAGGGCGTACTGTATATATGGCTTGTAAAACACACGATGAAGCTACTAGTCTTAGTAAATGTAATTGTGCTAAAGAAGAACCATATAGATTATCTGATAAAACAGCTTTACAACAGTTTATAGATGACTGTGGAGAAGATATTCAAGAAGATTGGGAACTATTAGAAGAAGAAGTAGTAGATGGAGAACATTTAGACTTTTACTACGAACACGAATTAAATAAATTTGCAAACGCAAAAATTGAACTAGCTAGGTCTATTACAGCAAGACCTAATGCAAAAAGTGAACAAGATGGTGTAAACAAGTCTTTCAATGATTATTATAAGGTTAGATATGTTTACGCTACTGATAATTTTTTAACTAATAAATCAGGTACTTCAAGGGAGTTTTGTCAACTTATGGTTGGGGCTAATAAAGTATACCGCAAAGAAGATATTGTAAATGCTAATAGTTTAGACTTAAATCCAGGTTTTGGTCATTATGGCACAGAAGCATATAATTTGTTTTTATACAAAGGGGGACCGCAATGCAGACATTTTTGGTTGCGTAGGATTTATAAGACTTCTTTACGTAATGCAAAACAGCCTATAAATGATGATGAAGTAATATCATATACTAAGGCAATTAGTGAAGGGTTTACTGTTAAAAGAAACGATAGACTAGTAGCAATACCACCACAAAGAATGGTAGATAACGGATATTATCCAGAAAATTAATAAATTATGTCATACGTATTATTTATATCAGAAGAAAAGCTTAAAGAATCTACAGCTATTAATTTAAACGTAGACACGAATCTACTTTTGCCTTATGTAAGACAGGCACAAAAACTATATGTAGAAACTAAGTTAGGTACTGATCTTACACAAAAAATAAAAGACTTGATTATAGCAGGTACAATAGGCAATGCAGGTAATGAAGCCTATAAGACTTTGTTAGATGATTACATAGGGGATATGCTTCCCAACTGGGCGTTTTTTCACGCCATACCTTTCCTACGATTTAAGATAGAAAATGGTAACATATACTCTAAGACAAGTGAAACTGGCACAGCACTAACTACAGAAGAAAGCCAACACCTTAGAGAAGAGGTTAGAAACACAGCAGAGTATTACACAGAACGACTAATTGATTATATTAGAAACAATACTTCTTTGTTTCCTGAGTACAGTACGAACTCTGGCAGCGATGTCTCTCCAGATTCTAACGCCTACTACAATGGTATGAATCTAGAAAGACCAATGCAAAGAGGCACAAAATTAACATTAAGAGACTTTTTAAATCCAGGTGACTATTAATGAAGAAATATTATAAAACAAAAACAATAAACATAACCAAACTTAAGTCCTACTTGGATAAAAAGATAAATAGTAAAGAAAATGAACGAAATAAAAGACACACTACAAGTAGGTGTAGCAAATAGTACAGCAATAGGTATATCGTTAGTAGAAGCAAATGAAATACTAACGTTTATATCTTTAACACTAGCAATAGCTTTTACTATATATAAAATGGTTAAATTTGAAAAAGATGCCTAAAAAAAGAAAACTCAACTCAACTAATCCTAAGTACTTAAAAAAAGAAGAAAAAACAAATGTGCGTAGACAATTTGTTAAAGAAGTTAAAGGGGTTAAAATATATAAAATTATATAATTTGGAATTAACATTCTTTAAAATGTCAGAGTTTGATAGTCCTGATGAAGTTGGTAGTGGCTATAAAATGAATAGAGATTTTCTAATTAAATTAGACTCTGCACGTGGTATAGCAGGTATACCATTTAAGATTAATAGCGGATATAGAACAAAAGAAAGAAATGCACTTATTGGTGGGCGTGTAGGTTCAAGTCATCTTAAAGGTTTAGCAGTTGACATTGGTTACAAAGGAAGTAGACAAAGATACTTAATAGTACAGTCACTAATGCACGTAGGGATTAATCGTATAGGCATATCTAAAAAAGGAAGTTTTATACATTGTGATGTTGACAACTTAAAAGACCCTAATGTTATATGGTTATACTAAATAAATAAATTTGAATATTAATTAATACTAAATAAAATGAAAAATTACATTATCACACAATTACTTACATCTAAAAAAGTATGGTTAGGTATTTCTTCTATAGTTGTACCTTTGATTGCTTCAACTTTAGGTGTAGATGAATCCGCAGTATCACAAATCTGGTGGTCATTAATAGCTATGTTAGGTGGACAATCTTTAGCAGATTTTGGAAAATCAGCGAAATAATAGATACCGCTTAAAGCCACACGAAATTGCGGCTATAAAAAAGATGAGGGAAACCGAAACAAGGAATGTTCTTGTTGTCGGTGACCTTCATTGTCCGTGGGATTTAGAAGAATATCTTCCTTGGGTTGTAAAACAATATAATTATTGGAATTGTACCCAGACAATCTTCATAGGTGATTTACTGGATTCCGCAGGATATTCTTATCACGAACAAAATCCTGATTTACCATCAGCTGGTGATGAATTAAATTATGCAATCAAAAGGATACAAAGATGGTATAATGAATTTAATGAAATAGGAACAAAGGTTATAATCGGTAATCACGATAGGATGGCATCAAGAAAAATGATGACAGGTGGCATACCATCTGCTTGGTTAAAATCTTATAGTGAAGTATTAGGAACTCCAAATTGGGAATTTGTAGAAAGATATGTACAAGACAATGTTCAATATGTTCACGGAGAAGGAGGTACTGCAAGAACTAAATGTAGAGCAGATATGATGAATACTGTACAAGGTCACTTACACACACAATGTTATACAGAACACTATGTAGGTCGAAATTTTAGAGTTTTTGGCTGTCAAGTAGGTACAGGCATAAATTTTACTAATCTAAGTTTTAATTACGCTAAAGCAGGTAAAAAACCTGCTATAGGCTGCGCTGTAGTGCTAAACAATGGTACACTACCTATAAACCTTTTAATGCCCTTATAATGGAAGAAAACACGCCTAAGAGCCTTTATTTACTATACTTTCTAATCATAGCATTAACTTTACTTATTTCTTTATAATACATATTAACACCTTTATTGTTAATAACTTTGTAAATAATTGTGTTAATATAGTTGTTAATTAAAATTATTGTTGTATATTTGCACCATATTAATCAATAAATAATTAAAATGTCACAATTTAAAGTAATTAATAGAGAAACTAAAGAAGTACAAATATTTAACACAAAAGAAATAATTAACTTCTTTAGATGTGAGTATGATCCTCAAACTAAAAAGATTAAGTATTACAACAATATAAGAGATTATGCAATCAGCAAAGTAAAAACTAAGCTAGAAAAAGCTGAAGATATGTTATATTTATTTATTCTTTGTGCATCTTCAGTAGCTTTAGTAGTATTAACAACTAAATTAATATTAAAATGGCTTTAGACAATAGTAAAATAAAAACAGAAGATTGGATATTAAAACCATCTTTAAGTTCAACAGCATTATACTGTTATGATACTAAAACACATTATACTGATTTTCACTATGTAGATAAAATAGTAACAGTAGTAGGTACTGAGTTACAACTCTTTAAAATGTTTGAAAAATTACTTAAAGAAGAAGCTCTACAACTTAGAGGTAGTGTAGAGAAGAAAACAACAGAAGAATATCTAGAAATATATAAAAATAATAACTACGAACCAGTAATAATAAGATAATATGAAAACAGAAAAACTAAAAGAAAAATACGTAAAATACGAACTAACTAAAGATGATGTGTTTAAACATCAACATTATATAATTATAACAAGAAGTGGTATTGAAAAAATACAAGCTATTGAAAAGATAACAATATGGTATGAAGTAGTAAAATGCGAACCTAATTTTGCAGGAGTAAAAGCAACAGCTAATAAAGATGGTTGTACTGTAGAAACATTTGGCTCTGCATTAAAAGGTAATAGTTTTAAAGATGGTAACACTAATACTTGGTATGTATTAGAGATGGCTGAGAAAAGAGCATTATCAAGAGCAGTTCTCAAGATGACAGGCTTCTATGAATTAGGAGTATTTGGAGAAGATGAAGCTGAAGATTTTAAAAAAAATAATAACTAAATAAATAAACAAAAATGGAAATTACAGGAAAATTAATTAAGAAGTTTGACATAGAGTCAGGCATAAGTAAAACAGGTAAAGAATGGAGTAAACAGTCTATACTAATTGAACAAAATACAGAATACAACAAAGAAATAGTAATAAGTGCTTTTGGAGATAAAATAGAAAAGTTAAAAAATTTACACGAAGGTGATAAATTAAAAGTTTTGTGTAATGTATATTCAAGAGAATACAATGGAAGATACTTTCACAATATAGATGGGTATTGGTTTGCAAAAGAAGGAGAAGCTGTAGAAGAAGATAATAATGATATGCCTTTCTAATATGACATCAAAAGATAACTTTAAAGAAATATGTGATCTTACTACAAAAGTACTAGGATTACCTAAAAATCATCTACTAGTAAAAAATAGAAAAGTAGAATATATGATGCCTAGAGCTGTTGCTTGTATGATAAGTAGATTAGAAAATTGTACAAAACATAGCACTATGTCTAAGGTATTAGGATTAAATAGAGCATCAATATATTATTATGAAAAACAACACCATAAACGTTTTAAGTTTTGGGCAGCTTATAGAAAAGCATTTAATAAAGTGTATATAGAATATAAGAACTCAGAAAGTGATAAAAAGACTTTTTTACGTTCTGCATCTATATATAACCACTTGATTAACAAGGGTGTAGAAGAAAGTGATAGACCTGATTTATCTATACTAATTAAGTCGGGTAATGTTTCTACTGAAATAAAAAGTTGTTACTTTGAATGTTCAGCACAATTAAAAAAGATTAAGTTTGCAATGAAAGAATATAAATATGAACTTAAACTAATTGACCTTAATGAAGCAATCTAAACCAAATTACTATGCTGTGATTCCTGCTGATGTTAGATATAGCAAGAAGTTAACACCTAATGCTAAATTACTTTATGCAGAAATTACAGCACTATGTAATATGAATGGTAAATGTATAGCATCTACACAATATTTTGCTAATCTTTATGAAGTTACTAAGACATCAATACAAAAATGGTTAAAGATTTTAGAAGATAATAAATTTATTAAAAGAGAAGTAACTTACAAAGAGGGTACTAAAGAAATATTAAGTAGGCACATAACTTTGGTTAAGTACCCTACACAAAATAAGTTAAGAGATAATACTAATATAAATATAAATAATAATAATACTACGTATAGTAATAAAGGGCGTTTTAAAAAACCTGATATATTAGATATTAAAAATTATTGTTTAGAAAGAAAAAATAATGTAGATGCTGAAGCTTTTTATGACTTCTATGAATCTAAAGACTGGAAGATAGGTAAAAATAAGATGAAAGATTGGAAAGCTGCAATAAGAACTTGGGAAAGAAGAGAAACAAAAAAACCAACTATGTCTAAGTTAGATGCACAAATAGATGCTTGGGTAAATGCAAAAAAATTATTATGATCGAATTTTTAAGACACTTTACTGGATTATGTGGAGAACCACACCCTAGTTTATTAACATTAATACTAGGAACTCCTTTTCTAAGTTATGTAATATATAAAATAAAAAAAAGAAATAAATGAAACCTTTAAAACAAGAAAACTTAAAAAAATTATCAGAAAAAGTATTAGACTTATTATCAAAGACATCAGTAGAAATAGGTCATAAAACTGATGCTCAAACTTTAGCAACACTATCTAAAATATTTGCTACAGACTTAATTACTGAAAATAGATTTAACAGATTGACTTTCAACCAGATAGAAGATGCTTTTAGAATTGGAGTCAGATTTGGAAAAGATGAACCTTTCTTAAACATTAGAACTTTTTACAAATGGGTGTATAGTCATAAGAAAACAATAGATGATGCTTACTATAAAGTACACACACTTAACAAACCTAAAAAAGAAGTACCTTATTATCAAGAACCTTTAAAACTATTAATATGAAAATAAAAGAAAAAGTAAGATTCTGGTTAGAAAAACACGAATATTTAAGAGATGATGACAATCGCTTATGTGCTAACATTTGGAATGATGAAATTAAAGAATATGTAGACATAAATAAAGCTGGTGCAAGGACATTTTTAAGATTATACTCTTTTGGTAAGATAACACCTGCCCCTAGTATAAAAAGAGCAAGAGCAAAATTACAAGAAGAAGAACCTAAGTATAGAGGTCAAAAATATTATCAAAGAAAAGGTATATATCAAGATCAATGGAGAAATAAATTAGGTTATGAAAAGCGTAAGTAAATTAAAAAAAGAATTAGATAAATGGTTTAGTCTTTATATAAGATTAAGAGAAGCTACTGAAGAGGGTATGGTACAATGTTTTACTTGCGGAAAGGTTGCACATTATAAAGATGGTATGCAATGTGGTCACTTCCAAAGTCGAAAACACCAGGCTACTAGATGGAATGAGCAGAACTGCCAAGTACAATGTGTAGGTTGTAATATGTTTAAGCAAGGCGAACAATGGAAGTTCGGACTTAACCTAGATGCAAAGTATGGTAGTAGTACATCTTTTGATTTGCACGTATTATCTAAACAGACCTTAAAAATTACTTTAGGAGAATATGAAGAGGACATAAGATATTATAAAGCACTTGTTAATAACTTAAAAAAAGAAAAAAATTTAAAATAGTTTTTTTTATATATTTGGTAAATGAGAAAACCAATATATTGCAACAAGCAACACGAAGTAATCGTAGAAGCTTATTTATATATGGTTCAAGATTTTGTAAAAGATATAAGTACAAAAACAAAGTATAATAGTTTTTCTGAAGTTTTAGATATACTAATAGAATACCATAACAATTATGGTAAAGGAGTAAGAGAAAATAACTATTGGGATTGGTTGATGATTTTGCCTATAAATTTATCTATAATGACAAATGGATATTTTGCTGGTATAGAAACAAAAAGAAACACAAAAAAAATACACTCGTATAGAGTTTTATTAAATGAAATGGTACACGATGTCGTAAATAAAATAGAAAAATTAGAACCTTTAAATGAATAAAATCTATATAGAAATATCAAAGTTAGGTGATAAATTTAGAGATATGTGTTATAGTATCACAAAAGATAAAGAAAAAATAGATGATGCTGTACAAGAATTAATGTTATATCTTCTTCAAATAAACCCTGAAATTATTAAAAAGATTTATGATGCAGATGGCATAGATGGTATTACAAGATATGGTGCGGTAGTTTTACGTAGGGCTTTAACAAGCACAAGAAGTCCTTTTTATTATAAATACAGAAAATATTATAAAAATCTTGTAGGTATAAACTATCAGACAACCTCAACACAATTTCATAAATGGGTATATAATATGCCTAATGAAGTAGATCATATACAAAAAGAAAAACAAGATAAGTTAGAAAAGATAGATGTAGTCTTAGACAATTTAGATAGTTGGTATGATAGAGAATTATTTAAGTTATATTACTATGAAGGTAATACACTTGACTCTTTAGCAGCTAAGACTAAGATAAGTAGAAATAGTTTATTTACTACAATAGACAAAGTAAGAACAATAATAAAGGAAGAATTAAGTGAATAAGTTTTTTACATCACAACAAGTATATGAAGATAGACTTGCTATATGTAGGACTTGTAATTATTATTTTAAACCTACAGGAAGTTGTAAGGTGTGTAAATGTTTTATGCGTATCAAGTGCAGGTTAGCTCCAATGGAGTGTCCAAAGAAGTTTTGGACTAAAACTACTGTAATAGAAATACCTGAAGATTTACCACAAGAGCTAATAGATGAAATACTTGATATTTGGCAATATTTAAAAACAGGAGTAGCACAAGGACAAGAAGCAAAGATTAAAATGATGGAACTATATAACACAATAACAAATTCTAACTACAACCCTACAACAAGTTGTGGTTCTTGTTTGTCTACAGCGTATGATTCTATAAAAAAATTATATATTAAATACAGTAAGATATGATATTCACAATAATGTTAGTATTTATAGCTTTTGCTATTGGTTGGTGGAAAGGTTTTGATGTAGGTTACAGAAAAGGAGAATTAGATGCAAATATAAAAAATTGGAATAATGGAAAAAAATAAAATACCTGAATATTACAAAGGAAAGAATGGCTATATGGCAAAAGATGTAGTAAGTAACTTTGATTTATCCTATAATATAGGCACAGCAGTTACATACTTATTAAGAAGTAAACGTAAACATAATGATGGTGGTGTAGAAGATATACGTAAAGCTATAAATCATTTACACTTTGAGTTAGAAAGATTAGAAGAAAAAACATTAACAGGAGGTTTAGCTAGATAAGATATGATAAGATTTATATGTAAGTGTTGTGAAGAAACAAAAGACTTGCAAAAGGCAACACTTAAAGTTATTGATGGCAAAGTAAGAACTGTAGAGGCTGTATGTAGTTGTGGTAAATATATGCAAGAAATAGAAAAAGACTTTAATGGCTTTCCAAGTCTCATTAGAACAGAACCTACACTTAGTAAAAATAGAGATAATATGTGGAAAAGTGCTAAAGAAAAACTATGTGGAGAAAGAGGTATTAACGAATCATTTGATTAATATGAGAAAAAATAAAAGAACACAAAAAGAATTAGAAGAATTAAGAAAAGAGGTAATACAATATTACTTTAACAATCCACACGCAAATAGTTCTAAGTATATGCAAGAAAAATTTAAAACAACTGAAAAGATAATAAGAGATATACTTAGCGCTGAATTGCAAAGAAGATTAGATAATAGTGTTATGCGTAGATGTAGCAGATTATGAAGTTTGTGATAAAATGCAATAAAGATAAACAAAGCCTGATAAACTATTTGAAAGAATTAGGTAATGATTATATAGTAGAAGTTAAGAAACAAAAAAACAATAGAAGTAATATGCAAAACAATTATTACTGGGCTTGTATAGTACAGCCATTAGCAAATGAGATAGGATATTTTCCGGATGAGATGCACGACATTTTAAAGGTAAAGTTTTCTAGTGAATGGCAAAGCATAGATATAAACGATAAGCAAGTAGGATTACAAGTAATTAATAGTACAGCAACAATGAACACTAAAGAGTTTGAAATATATGCAAATCAAATTAGAGTATGGGCTTTAACAGAACTAGGTATAAGATTAATGCTACCAAATGAATTTAATTAATTTCTATTATATAATATAGAATTGAATAATCAATCTTTTTCAATTATGGATAAACGAATAAATAATGGGGGCGCTAGAAAAGGTGCAGGGCGTAAGTCAAAAGCTGAAGAGCAAAAGCTTATAGAAAATTTAACGCCTATGAACGCAAAAGCTTTACAGTCTTTAGAGCAAGGATTAGAAAAGAAAGAACAATGGGCGGTTAAGTTATTTTTTGAATACTTTTATGGTAAACCACAACAAAGAGTAGATGTTACGTCTAACGAAGAGAGCATTAATATGCCTTTGATAACATTTGTAGATACTGAAACTGAATAGTAAATATAACGCACTATTTTCATCAGATGCTAGATACTTTATCATAACAGGCGGTAGAGGGTCTGGTAAGTCTTTTGCTGTAACTGTATTTCTTACATTACTTACAATGACAAAAGGAATAAGAGTATTGTTTACTCGTTATACTATGACATCTGCAAGACTATCAATAATACCTGAGTTTTTAGAAAAGATAAATCTATTAGGTTATGATAATATCTTTAGTGTAAACAAAGCAGAAGTTGTTAACTTAGGTAATCAGTCAGATATACTATTTAGAGGTATTAAGACATCAGCAGGTAATCAGACTGCTAGTCTAAAGTCTTTACAAGGCATAAGTTGTTGGGTATTAGATGAAGCTGAAGAACTTATAGATGAAAATATATTTGATATTATTGATTTAAGTATTAGAGAAAAGAAAGTACAAAATAGAATCATATTAGTATTAAATCCTGTTACTAAAGAACATTGGATATATAGACGCTTTTTTGAAGAGAAAGGCGTTCAGGCTGGTTTTAATGGCGTTAGAGACAATGTATGCTATATACATAGTACATATCTCGACAACATAGAAAACCTCTCTACGAGTTTCCTAGAGCGTATTAAGGCTATAAAACTACGCAATACAAAAAAGTATCAACATTCTATAATGGGTGGTTGGTTAGACAAAGCAGAAGGTGTAGTATTTGAGAATTGGAGTATAGGAGAATTTAACCCTAATGGATTGCAGACATCTTGTGGTATGGACTTTGGTTTCTCAGTAGACCCTGATAGTCTTACTGAAATAGCAATAGATAAGAAACAAAAGAAGATGTATTTAAAAGAACATATTTATAAGAATGGTTTAAAGTCACACGACTTAGCACAACTTGTATTAGAAAAAGTAGGTAATAAGTTAATTATTGCAGATAGTGCAGAACCTAGACTAATAGCAGACTTAAAGCATTTAGGTGTAAATATAAAAGCAGTAAAAAAAGGAACTATAGAAAGTGGTATAACTAGAATGCAGGATTATCAATTAATAGTATCACCTGACTCTACTAATATTGCTAAAGAATTAAACAATTATGTCTATGCAGACAAAGGTTCTAAGTTATACGTAGACAAGTATAATCACGCCATAGATGGAATCCGCTATAACGTAATTTACCACTTAGATAATCCTAATTATGGTAGATACTATGTACAATAGAAAAAGGGGGTTGGCTTTTGTAATGCGTTTACGACTTAGCCAGACCCCCACAG